GTACGGGTTACAAGAATATCTATAGGCAGCGTAGGTTGGGTCAGCGTTCTCCTCAGGCGACTGAGGTGTTGGGTTGGCGTACTACTGCTGCGTCAAAGCCGTTGGCTATTGACGAACTTAGTGCTGCGTTGCGCAATAAAGAACTTGGTCTTTATAGCGACACAACGATTGCGGAGTTGCGTACTTTTGTTCGTCAGGACAATGGCAAGATGCATGGTTCTCCTCATGATGACCGTACTATGTCGTTGGCTATTACAAATCAAATGATGAAGCATGTGTGGTTGCCTGAGTATTTGCCAAACAATGCTCCGCCTAAGCATTCGTTTGCTTGGTTTGAACAGTTTTTGCCTAAGTCTTCTGTCGAAAAGAAAGCTATTGGTTCATACAACACACGCAGGTAACGAGTTTGACATGATGTATGGCTTCTTTTATATGCAATCTGTGTGCATCTGCGTTTGTTGGCGACCAATTGCCCCCTCGTGGTTCCGTTTGTTTTAAATGCCACCTAAAGGGAATCCGTATTGGGTTCACCCACGGCAAAGAATCTTTTAGTGGACCCACCATTGGTGAACTTCAACGTAAAACAGTTTCTGATGCTGCTGCCAAAGGAATAAAGGCAGAACCAATCGGGAGTCGTTGGATCTAATATGAATTGGTTTATCCCTGTACTTGTTGCGGTCATTACTGGCCCCGTAGTTGTGTTGCTACAACTTCTTCGCAGGGAAAACACAAATCAACATGCTGAAGGCAGAGAACTTCTGCGTGAGGTAATACAAAAGGTAGACAATGTTGGAACCAAAATCGATAACCACATCGGCTGGCACGAAGGAATCAAAGAATAATGAAACTATCAGAATCACAAAAGCAAGTTTTGCAGTCCTACGGACGTTCAGTACTAGCAACGGTCATAACAGCGTATTTAGCTGGAGCTACAAGCTTCTCTGACCTGGCTGCAGCCTTTGCTGCAGCAGCACTGCCACCATTGATTCGTTGGCTCAACCCTAATGATGCAGCGTTTGGTACTGGTTCTAAATAATGGCTCGTACTCCCCATAAGGATATTATTGCGAGATATCGCAACAATATTGAGCAGTCACGCAAATGGCGCAAAGAAGACAAGTATGACCGTGTCTGGCGCAGAATGATCGACATGTACAAAGGCAAGCACTACGAGCACCTGTCTGACGAAGACAGAATGCTTGTAAACATGTCTTTCTCCACAATCAACGTGATTGCTCCTAGTGTTGCTGTTAACCACCCGAAGATTACTGTGGGTGCTCGTGAACCAAAAGATGGGGACCGTGCTGTTATAACTGAAGCAATCATTAACTACTGGTGGAGACACTTTGATTGCCAGTCATCTTTACGTCGTGCTGTTGACGACTATCTAATCCTTGGTCACGGCTGGCTGAAGGTTGGATACCGTTTCGTTGAAGAAGAACGTGTCAAAGAGATGGGTGCTTCCACCAATCCTGCAGACATTATCGATGTTGCAGAAGAGGGTTCCAATATTGAAACCGAAATGATAATCCTAGAGGATCGTCCTTTCGTTGAGCGTGTGTCTCCTTTTGATGTGTTTGTTAATGCCGAGGCTACAAGCATGTCTGATTTGCGTTGGATTGCTCAACGCATTAAACGTCCTTTGCGTGATGTTCAGAACGACAAACGCTATGGTCGTGCAGCCCGTATGGAAGCTGCTCCTACTAGTTGGAGCAAGTATGGCGATGAAGTAAAGGGTGCAAAGCCAAACAGAAACCCCAACGATGCTTTCGTTGAGGTTTGGGAATACTACGACCTAACAACTAAGACAATGTCTGTGTTCTGTAACGGTGGCGACACATTCTTGATTCCTCCACGGACAATCCCTTATGCTTTCGGTCATCCTTTTGTGATGATCCGAAACTATGATGTTCCTGAGAACTTCTACCCAATTGGTGAACTTGAAGCTATTGAGCCTTTGCAGTTGGAATTGAACGAAACTCGTACGCAGATGATGAACCACCGTAAGCGTTTCAGCCGTAAATGGCTATATAAGGAATCAGCATTTGATGCTGATGGTCGCTCAGCGTTGGAATCAGACGAAGACAACGTAATGGTCCCCGTCATGTCAGATGAACCATTGGGTGGCGTTGTTGCACCTATGCCTGCTGTCATTAACCCTCCTGACATGTACAACGTGTCAAACATGATCCTAAGCGACATTGACCGTATCAGTGGTGTTGGTGAGTTCATGCGTGGTGGTGCGTCCGAGATTAGCCGTACTGCTACTGAAGCAGCGATGATGCAAGATGCCATGAATGCCCGTACTTCTGACAAGCTTGCAGAGATTGAACGCACTATCGCTAGTTGTGCTAGGCGTTTAATTGGTCTTGCTCAGCAGTATATGACGGGTGAACAGGTTGTTCGTGTTGTTGGTTCAAACGCTATGCCTATTTGGGTTACGTTTGACCGTGACTACATCGATGGCGAGTTTGACTTTGAAGTAGAAGCAGGTTCTACACAGCCTGTTAACGAATCTTTCCGTCGTCAGATGGCTTTGCAAATGGTTGATGCTATGGCTCCTTTCCTTGGTGCAGGGATTATCGACCTTGCTGCTTTGGCTCGTCATGTGTTGCAATTTGGTTTTGGTGTTAAAACTCCTGAAGCTTTCTTTGCGCAGCAGCAACCAATGCAACCTGGTCAAGAACCAGGGAATCCACAAGGTCAGCAGTCTGGCCCACCAGGAGGTGGACAGCCTGCTGCAGTTGACGCAGGTCAGATGCCACCGTCAAGTAGTGGCGGTATACCTAGTTCCATTCCGCCTCAGGTTCTTGCAGCGTTGCAATCGAACGGTGGAATGCAACTAAATAACATCGCACCGATGTAACACAGGTAACGATTTTCTCATCTTATTAGAGCAACCCATTGGAGGACTCATTGAGTAACATAGAAATAACCGAGGTTTCTGAAGCCCCACTTGATAGTGGACAAGTATCAGATGAAGTGGTTGGGCAAGAGGAGCAGGTTTCTGAACCTTCTTACTTTAATACTGAAGAGTATGCGAATCATCGTGTACGCCTTCCTGTTAATGGTGAGGAGATTGAGGTTCCACTCAGCGAAGCCCTTGCTGGATACCAGCGTCAAGCGGACTATACCCGTAAAACGCAGGAGATAGCAGAACAACGTAAAGAAGTACAATTTGCTTCGGCCATTCAGCAAGCTTTGCAGAATGACCCAGCAGGAACAATTCAACTTCTGACTGAACATTACGGTCTAAACGAACAGCAAGCATCTGATGAAGATGACCTGTATGCGGACCCTGCTGAACGTCAGATGCGTCAACTGGAATCACGAGTGCGTTCTTTCGAGGAAGCACAAGCGTTACAGGAATTGGAACGGACTATAACTACGTTGCAAAGCAAATACGGAGAAGACTTTGATGCTAACGAAATTGTCGCTCATGCCCTGGCAACAGGTAATGACGACCTTGAATCCATCTATAAGCAAACCGCATTTGACCGCATAATGGCACGACAAAACACTAATTCTGAGTATGCAGCCAAACAGGCTGAAGCACAAAATAGGGCTTTGGAAGCTAAACGTGAGGCAAATGTTGTTGCTGGTGGATCGTCAGCCCAGGGAACTTCTGTAGGTATTGGCTCAATCTCATCTATATCTGATGCTTTTGCTGCTGCTAAACAGCAGTTGGGCATCAATTAAAACTTTCCCGAAAGGAAAAATCCAATGGCATTTGCAAACGGAACCGAATATGATGCGCTGTTGTCAACAACGCTCGCTAACTACCGTGACAAGCTTACAGACAACGTCTTTACAGCTCGTCCCCTAACATACTTCCTCAACGAGAAGGGCCGCATCCGTATGGAAAGCGGCGGAACCAAAATCGTTGAACAACTCATTTACGGAAAGAACTCAACCGTAAGTTCCTACTCTGGTTACGAATCACTTTCGCTTACACCACAAGAAGGTATCACTGCTGCAGAGTACGACTGGAAACAGTACAGTGCTTCAATTGCTATCAGTGGTATCGAAGAAGCAAAGAACAATGGCGAGCACGCCATTATCAATCTTCTTGAAGCCAAAATCATGCAGGCTGAAGAGTCATTGCGTGAAGGATTCAACGTGATGTTCTTCGGTGATGGTACTGGTAACTCAGGCAAGAACTGGAACGGACTTGGAAACCTCGTCGAAAAAGACGTAGCCCTTGGTGGAATCAACCCTGCCACTGCTGGTAACGAATTCTGGAAGTCATACGAAGAAAACACTGCTGGTGCTTTGACACTTGCACAGATGGCTACTGCTTACAACAGCGTTTCTGTTGGTAACGATCATCCTGACATGATCCTTACTTCACAGCTTCTGTTTGAAAAGTACGAGTCATTGTTGCAGCCTCAACTGCGCTACACAGACACCAAGACTGCAGATGCTGGATTCCAGAACCTGTTGTTCAAGTCTGCGCCAATCATGTACGACGTTCACTGTAACGCAAACACAATGTACTTCCTTAACAGTAAGTACATCAAGCTTGTTGGTCACTCCGACAAGTGGTTTGCACAGACCGATTTCGTTCGCCCTGAGAACCAGGACGCTCGTTTCGCTTTGATCATGTGCTACGGAAACCTTGTTGTTTCTAACCGTGCTAAGCAAGGTAAGTTGACAGCTAAGACAGCCTAATCGCTGTGTCTTTGAAAGTTGGGGGGCGCAAGCCCCCCTTCTTTTTTGTCTAAACCAGGGAACGAACATGCCTTTATGGTATGACTAAACAACTAGCACACACAATGTACGGACAACCTGTGACGGGAATGCGTCCTGCTGGTGCTGCTGAAGGTAGCAAACTTGCCTCAGGTAGCGGACCATACATTGGTCGCAATAGGTGTATTGCCAAAGAGGACACTTGTGAAGGTCCTCGTGCTAATGGTACTGAGTATTGTGTGGGGCATTTGCGTGCTGCTCAAAGGAAAGAGGCGTAATGGCTACAACTGCAGAACTGATTACTTTTGTACAAAACATTACTGACCTTGATGAAGCAGACGTATCTGCTGACTTAATTGTTGATTACATGAAGGACGGGTTTCAACGTATTGTAAACCTGGAGCGTCGTTGGCCGTTTCTTGAGACAACGTACACGCTGAACACTATTGAATCTCAGCGTGACTACGCCCTTAGTGCTATTGGTAGTGGAGACTTGCGTGAAGTAATCTCCATCCTGGATAACAGTACTAGTGGCAATCGTCTAAGCCTAATTGCCTTAGACGATGCCGAAACAGTATGGCATGGTTCTTTTGACACCCCTAGTCGCCCTTTGTTTTTTGCTGAATGGGGAGACACAATCAAGTTGTATCCAAAACCAGATCAAGTTTATCCTTTGACTATTCGTGGATACCGAAAAGCAACATACACTTGGACCACTGCTCGCAATACGCAAGTTGACTGTGACGAGCGCCTTCATAATGCCATTGCTTATTATGCTGTGTCTCAAATATACAAGCGCCAAGAAGATGGCGAAATGGCCAACATGTATAAACAATCTTTTGAGGAAGCTGTCACCTTGTGTCGCAAAGAGTTAATGCGTTCTCCTTCGTACCGTCCAGTTGTTTTGTCTAAGGGTATTGTTCGTCCTAGTCAGAAGTACTGGCTTGAATCTTTGGGTAGAAACCTCGGTCAATAGTGTCTAAGATTAATATTGTACGACAGGACGATTTCACTGGTGGGTTGAATCTTCGTGCTGACCAATTTCAATTGGGTCAGAACGAATCTCCTCGCATGTTGAATGTTGAGATTGATCCTCGTGGCGGTGTTTTTAGCCGTGGCGCTATGCGCCGTGTCAATACTTCTCCTATTCCTGCTACTTGGTCACCTCAGATTTTGTTTCCTTTTTATGGTTCAACTAACTGGTTGATGTTGTCAACTGGTTTTGTGTCATCTAATGGTGATGTTCATTATGGTGACGGTGGAAACTTTAGTGCTCTCAGTGTTCCTGTTAGTAGTCCAACTGGTGCAAGTTTTGCACCTTGGGGTACAAGTTTGTATATGGCTACTGGTAAAAATACTGTTTCATATAAATGGAACGGTGTTAACTCCGCAGGCAAAACAGCCATGACAGCCAGTGGCCCTACTTGGCAAGCTGACTACACTAATCCTACTACTGGATACATGCCCAGGGCTGAACATGCCATTACTCATGCTGGTAAAGTTTTTGTTGCTAACACATACGAGAATGGCACTGCCTACCCTAACCGTATTAGATGGTCGCATCCTAACAACCCAGAGAACTGGGCTGCTTTAGACTTTATTGACATCAACGATGGTGGAACTGGTATCACTGGTTTGGCTGTTACTAGTGGTCAGTTGTTGGTGTTTAAAAACAAATCAGTATTTGTTATTTTTGGTTACGACTCTGACACTTTTCAAGTTGTTGAACTTTCTCGCAGTATTGGTGCTCCTACTTCTCATTGTATTGCAACAACTGAAAATGGTGTTTTCTTTTTCTCTTATCCTGATGGGCTAATGTTTTACGATGGTAAAACAATTAGCGACTTGTTTGCTCCACTTAGACCAGCTATTCTGAATTCTGATATTAATCCAAATGCTGTTAGTAAAATATTTGTAAACTACATTAATAGACGTATTTGGGTTTCTGTTTCTTACAGCGAAACAGACACGTTTGACTATCCTACGGCTAGTTTTGTTTTTGATCCTTCTATTGGTCGTGGTGGTGCTTGGCTACAGTTTTCTACTGCCGATTCTCGTGGCTTGAGTGGTGGTTGTGATTTTATAAAATCTAATGGGTCAATCATTAATGTTGGTGCCCATGCAACACAACCGTATGTTTTGCAAGTTGATATGTACAACAACTCTTACGATGACATTACGGGCGTGGACTACCAGTTTGTATCTAGGTATCGTACTCGTTGGATTGATGCTGGTTCTTATAGCCAATTGAAGATGTTTCGTCGTCCTGATGTTGTTGTTAAACAAAACCAATCTTTAACTAACATAACAGTAACTGCTTACGCTAATTATGAAGAAGCAGAAAATAGCCATATTAAACAATATGCTTTGTCTATTCCTGCTGCTGGTACTGGTATGCAGTGGGGTTATGGTGTTTGGGGTACGTCACAATGGGGTTCACCTAATACTGGTTCTCAAGTTGTTACTGGACGTGGTATTGGTTTGGCACGAAGCATTCAATTGGAATTTAATGGCCCTGTTGGTACAACATGGGGAATTAATAGTTATTCATTGAAATATAATCCTAGAAAGGTTAAAGCATAATGGCTACTTTAAATACTACTTATACGTTTACTAATGGAAACGTAGCGGAAGCAGGACAGGTTAACACCAACTTCAACGATGTTGAAAGTTGGGTTAGTACCAATCTTGTTCAGGTCGATGGTTCTGTCCAGGCACCTACTATTGCTATTGCTGATGGTGCTATTACTTCACCTAAGCTTGCTCCACCTACTTTGGTTACTAAGTCGTCTAGTTCTACTTTGGTTATTACTGATGCTAACTGTACTTTACTTTGTGGTGCAGGAATTACTCTTACAGTCCCAACATCTTCTATTCCTTTTCCTATTGGTACTGTTGTTACTGTTGTTAACTATGGTGGGGGAACAGTAACAATTTCTCAGGGCAGCGTAACTGTTAATAGTTCTAACGGTAAAACATTGCGTACAAGATACTCTGCTGCTTCTTTGATTAAGCTTTCCGACAGTGAATGGCTGTTGACTGGAGACACTGTAACTCCATGATTGTTGGTGCGCCTTCTGCTGTAGTAGTGTCACCCACTTTAACTTTGGGGTCTACAACTAACTACAATCAAAACAGTGCTGTGTTGAACGCTACGGTTTCTGCTACTGGCAACAGGGCTATTACTTCTGTTGAGTTCCAATGGTCTACTTCTAGTTCGTTTGCTTCTGGTAATAGTGCGTGGACTGTTGCTTCTACTAATACAACGATTGGTCAGGGTACTACTAACACTGCCCGTACTGTTACTGCGACTGGTTTAATAGAAAACAATTATACTGGTACACCGTATTATGTTCGGTTTCGTACTACTAATTCCAGTGGTTTTGTAACCACATCTTCTATTGGTGGTTCTTTTACTACTTACAGAAAGATTGCTGTTCCATTTACTGGTTCATCTACTTGGAGCAACCCTGTTCCAAGTTCAGGCACTTCAGGTCTTGCTATTACGCAACTGTTGAATCTTGAAGTTCGTGCTGGTGGTGGAGGTGCGTGGTCTATCTATGGAGCAGGTGGTGGTGGCGGTGCAGGCGCACGAACAACTGCAGCATCAGGGACTATCTCTGGCAATGTTGTTGTAACTGTTGGTGCAGGTAGTGGTTGGTTTTCTAACGGTGGAACTACCTCTATTGGTTCTGTCCTTTCGGCGGCTGGTGGTGGCTACGGAAACATCGGCAACGAAAACAACGCTGATGGTGGAGCATCAGGCAATGGAAACGCTGGCGGTGGTGGAACATACTCTGGCTCTGGAGCAGGTGGAGGCGGTGGTGGAACCAACTCCGCTGGTTCAAGTTTTATTGGTTCAACCCCTCGTGGCGGTGGTGCTGGTGGTTCAGGTTGGACTGCTGGCCATGGACAAGGTGGTAATGGTGGTGGTTATTCTAACTACCCAACTCCTGCCGATGGCGCACAATACACGGGTAACGGTGCATCTCCTGGGTATTCTGGAGACAACATGTATGGTGGTTCTGGATATGCTTACTTTGAATACTGGGGTCCATAATGGCGCACTTTGCAGAACTAAATGAAAACAACATCGTCACACGAGTAATCGTTGTAGATAACAAAGACATCCTTGACGCTGACGGCAACGAATCAGAAGCAGTAGGCAAAGAATTCTGTCTGCAGTTTGGCTCTGGACCTTGGATACAAACCTCATACAATTGTTCGTTTCGTAAAAATTTTGCTAGTGCAGAAGCAACATACGACCCTGTGCGTGATGCTTTTATTACCCCTAGTCCTGGACCAGACGCTTTTTTTGATGAGGAAACATGCCGTTGGAAAGTAAGAGACAATAATGGCTCTTGAAACACCTCGCAATAACCCACCAATAACGGTATGGACGGCTCCACTTATGGAGTCGTTGCGTTCAACCGACGCCCGTGCGCTGCAACACATCTTTACATCATTGAAGGAATATCTAAAGGGTGTTCAAACAACTATCTCTTCTAACTATTACAACCTTGGTATCGGATCGGTATCAGTTGGTACGGCTGCTGCAAGCATCACGGGTACGTTCCCTAATCAGTCTTTGAATCTTGTGTTGCAAACTGGCCCTACTGGACCAGCAGGTCCTACAGGTCCTGCTGGTACTCCTGGTTATTCTATTTTAAACATTGATGGTGGACTGCCTGATTCTGTTTATGGTGGCATTCCAATTATTGATTGTGGGAGCATTTAATGGCTATTGTTGTTCAATACAGACGTGGTACTGCAGCGCAGTGGACTAGTACGAATCCTATTTTGGCTCAGGGCGAGCCAGGGTATGAGAGCGACACAGGAAAGTTCAAGGTTGGTAATGGTGTTCAAACTTGGTCGGCTTTGCCTTACTCTAGTGGTGTCACTGGTGCCACTGGTCCTATTGGTGCGACTGGACCGCAAGGTATTCAGGGTCCTCAGGGAATTCAGGGTCCTCAGGGTGCAACAGGTAATACGGGAGCTACAGGTACCGCAGCAACTATTGCTGCAGGTACCACTACTACAGGAGCCCCAGGTACTTCAGCGTCTGTAACCAACGCTGGTACTTCTGCTGCCGCTGTGTTTAACTTTGCAGTTCCACGAGGTGATGTGGGTGCTACGGGTGCTGCAGCAACCATTGCTGTTGGTACAACAACAACGGGCGCTGCTGGCTCTAGTGCTGCTGTAACAAACGCAGGAACGTCTAGTGCTGCGAACCTTAACTTCACCATACCACGGGGTGATACGGGCGCTACGGGCGCTACAGGACCCACTGGAGCGACAGGAGCGACAGGCCCTATTGGTCCTCAGGGTATCCAAGGAATTACAGGAAACACAGGCGCAACAGGCACTGCTGCGACTATTGCTGCTGGGACTACTACGACGGGTGCTGCTGGTACTTCTGCTTCCGTAACCAATGCTGGCACTAGTAGTGCAGCAATCTTTAACTTCACTGTCCCTAGGGGAGATACGGGTGCGACTGGTGCGACGGGTGCGACGGGTGCTGATTCTACAGTTCCTGGACCTACGGGTGCAACTGGAGCCACAGGTGCTACAGGACCTCAAGGTATTCAAGGTATCACAGGGGCTACGGGAGCAACGGGGGCTACGGGTGCTGGTGTCGCTACGGGTGGTACTGCTGGTCAGATTCTTTCCAAGATCGATGCTACTAACTACAACACACAATGGGTTGATGTTGCTCCTGGTGCTGCATATACAAGCGTCCTAAAACACGAAGTTAAAGCTGGGGAGGCTATAACCAAGGGTCAAGCAGTGTATGTGTCGTCTGCTAACGGCACAAATATGATTGTTTCTAAAGCCAGTAACGCTACTGAGGCTACTTCTTCTAAGACTATGGGCTTACTGGATGGAACTGTTGCTTTGAATGGTTTTGCTAATGTTGTTACAGAAGGTCTACTGGCTGGGTTAAATACGGCTTCTGCTACTGCTGGCGATCCTGTGTGGCTCGGTACTAGCGGTAACTTGATTTATGGTTTGGCTAGTAAGCCCACCGCCCCTGATCATCTTGTATTTATTGGTATTGTAACTAAAGCCAACGCTTCTACGGGTGAGATTTTTGTTCGTGTACAGAATGGTTTTGAACTCAGAGAAATACATGACGTTTCTATTACTAGCCCTGCTAATGGGCAGGTTTTGAAATACAACGGAACTACGGGATTGTGGGAAAACGGCCTGGGTGCCACCACCCTGGATGACCTTACTGACGTAACGATTACCACTCCTAGTAGTGGACAAGCTTTGGTTTATACAGGCACGCAATGGGCCAACCAAATCATTTCCACTGATCCGATGAATGATTCTAAGTTCAGTGCAATTATTTTAATGGATGTAGGAGTTTAATATGGCAAGTGGCGACAGAGTAGAAACACGACTAGTTAACCCAACAGCGTTAACAGCAACAGACGCAGCCCTTGGGTCTGCTGTCGTTGCAGCTAGTCATGTGTGGGTTATTAAACAAGTAATACTGTGCAACACAAGCGGAACTGACAGGCTCGTGTATTTGGGTATTGGTAATACGGTGACGGGTGGAACATCTAGCCGTTTTCTGCATGCTCTACCTATTGCTGGTTTTGACACTATTGTATTGGATACCGCTATGGTTTTGAACGCTGGCGACAGGTTGTGGGGTTATTCCGATTCCGCTAGCGCTGTCAATATTACTGTTGTTGGCTGGGACAAGACTATTTAATGGGTATTTCTTCTGCTCTGAGTGCTACTGGTGCTGTACCTGTTGGTGTTGTAAACCCATTTGCTGGTGCTACCGCACCTGCTGGTTGGTTAATGTGTTTTGGACAGGCTGTGAGCCGTACCCAATATCCTATTTTGTTTTCTACCCTTAGCACTACTTATGGTGTTGGTGATGGTTCTACAACTTTTAATATTCCTGATATGCGTGGTCGTGCTGTTGCAGGTAAAGATGACATGGGTGGCACGGCTGCTTCTCGTATAACAAATGCGGTTGCTGGTATTACCGCTACAACTCTTGGTGCCTCTGGTGGTAACCAAACAATGCATGGTCACTCTCATGCGAACACAGCAGCATTTACTGGTAATGCTGGAACCACTGGTGGTATTAACTCAAACCATAACCATTCCTACAATGAGCCGTACAACACAAGCGGTGCAGGACCAGCAGGGTCATACGGGTTTTACTTTTATTCTCGTGGTGCTGTAACAGGAACTGTATCTAGCGACACTACTCATAACTTCACCCCATCTGGAACAGTTGCTATGACTAACGCTACTTTTCCTACAAGTGGTGCTGGTACCTCACAAAACATCCAGCCAACACTTATTCTTAACTACATTATTAAGGCACAATAAAATGAAAATTAAACTTGAAGGATGGCTTACTGGATTCACCCCAGCTAGAGAACCAATCATTGCTATGGATCAAAATGGTTTTAATATTGCGTTGCGTGATATTCGTGATGTTTTACTTAGGGAATCTGATTGGACTCAAACTAATGATTGCCAAATTCCACAAGAAACAAAACAGGAATGGTTA